ACAGCGGCAAAATTGCGGTTGAGCACCTCGTTTGCGTCCTGCATCCCCTTGGTGAAAGTCTCAAAGCCCATAAAGTCAATCCCTCCTATATCAGCCGGATATACAGGCTGTCCGTCTGGTTGTCCGGCCATGTGACCGTATATTCGCGGTCGTTCATTTTATGCAGCGTTGGTTCTGTACCGAGCTGTGCAATGCTTTTTGTCGTCATCACGGTCAGCGACCGGCTGCTGTGATAAACCGCCCGCGCCGGATACTGCGCGGTGTCCGTGCCGCCTAAGGGGCCTTCGTCAAGCCCCGCCACGCCAAGCCCGTATTGCAGCGCGCCAAGCGTCACCTGCGGATACGTCCCAAGCCCGTGATCGATACGCACCAGCTCGCTTTCTGTCTCCAGAGAAAGAAAGCGGTTGTCATGGGCGTTTGGATCATTGTTATGTTTTTGAATATCGTCTCTTGTTGCGATAATGATTGTTGGATCGACCTCAAACTTAAACGCTTCTGTATTGGATACAAAAATATGCATACAAAGGTCTATTTCCGTGGGCAATCCTTCCGCAGTCGTCATTTTGTGGATATCTGCCGTATTTGAGATTGCGATCATATGGCCTGCTTCATCAAAGATGGCCATCTCCCGTATGATGAACGGCCCTATGTCTGCTGGGATAACAGCAGATACATATAATTCATGTTGATTATCCGCCGTCTCCGCCTTTGTAATCGGACCGCGCCACACTTCATTTACAAGAGAGGTCATTTGCGGATTTGGCTCATAGTATCTTCCGCCGCCGTCGCCTACTGCAAAATGGGTCAGATTTATTTTTTCGCCGAGCAGTATAGCATTAACAGCATGGGCAACGCCGATATCGGTTACAAAATTATAGTAATGTTGTCCGGCCCCTTCGGCCTTTACAAAATTCACGAAACTCGTCACTCCCAACTTTTCAATTTGATACCGATTGCCCCATACGAACTGATGTATGTGTTCCCTCTGGATTGGAGATCAGGGGCAATATAAGGATGTGTGAGCAGTTTCACCCCAATAACCGGACATCCGGCGGCCCGCAACTTTGACCAGCGGTGCAAGCGGTTTCTGACGGCCTCCAGCCATTGGCTTTTCCGCTTTACCAGTTCCAGGACAGCTAAGAATTTTTTTACATCCAGATTGGAAAAATCATAGTTGTCAACTACAATGCGAAAATAATGGGGCCGTCCATCATATTCCCAAAATTCCTGCACAGACGCCCGTCCCAAATATGCGCTGATCACTTCTTCGACTGCCCATTTCGTGCCAAGGCGGGCATAAACCATATCGGACTTTTTAATCAGGCGGCGTTTGGTTTCAACAGGGGCGTCGGGACTATACCATAACACGTTCAATTCCCAGGCCAGTTCATCAAGCTGCCGGTTGTCCATATTATCGATCTGCTCCCATTTATGCAGCAGGGGGAGCTCCCGGCTCACGCGCCGCGTGTACTCGTTGACCACGGTGGACAGGGCACCGACGGTCTCGTCCTCCCGCATAAAGATCGGGATTAGCTCCCGGAGCTCCAAGTCTGAGAGTTTCATAGCCTCACTCCTTTACCACTTCATGCGTGACCTTAGCCTGGCCGGAATATCGGGCCACGCTGCGCTCATCGAGCACGGCATAGCTCGGCGCCACCACGTCCACCCGGAGGGCGCCCGCCAGGGGCGTCTCGCTCTCCCAGTTGGGGCAAAGCACCAGGGCCCGGAGCTTGTCAGGGTTGATGTCCCGGCCGATGCTGCCGCCCTGCCAGCCGACGAACTGATCCAGGGCGCCGCCGAGGCCCTCAATGGTCTGGATCGCTGCGGCCTCGGTCTCCTGGGTAACGTAGTATTTGAGCTCCAGGTCGTACTCCTGGAACGTGGGGGCCTCGACCGTGACCTTGTCGCCGAGCGGTCGGACGGTGGCGTCGTTGGCCGCCTCCAGCACCCGGGCGGCCACGTCCTCCGAGGGGCCGCCGCCATCCTCCATGAGCGTGACGATACTGACCGTGCCGGCGGCCTGATCGGAGATGATCCGCACGTCGCGGATCCCCGGGTCGGCCGAAAGCGCGTAATATTTATATGCCGCCTCGGGCCCGGCCGTGGAGAACCGTGCCGACGCGAGCCGGATCCGTTCCCGGTAGGCATCATCGCCCTCCTCGGTGTAGGGTTCCCCGTCGTCGCCTCCGTGTGTGGTGTCAATGTTCTGGACTCTATTGACATAGGGCACGAGGTCGACCAAGGTGCTCACGGTGCCGGGCCGGTAGCCGTTATAAGCGCCGCCGCCCTCGGTGGCTTCAGCGTCCACGTCGACATGGGTCTCTCCGGCGGGCAGCACGGCCGGGCGGCTTGTTGCAAAATAGAGGGTTGAATCCGGGGTGGCCCGGGTGCCGGCGGGAATCACCACATTTTGACCGAGCGCCTGCGACATGGAAAAGCGGAGGACGGTGCTGGCCTTGTTCGGCTCCAGGCGCGGCGTGTCGACTCGCTCCCCGATCGCGTCGAGGACGGTGCCCCGAGCGTAGCGGAGGAGGCTCTGCCGCGCGTCGTCGTTCAGCTTATTAAAAACCGCCACCATGACCGCGGCCACGGCCTCGCCGAACAGGCGGCGCTCGTCGCCCGGATAGAGCGGCTCGGAGACCTTAGTCTCCAGCGCCGTGATGATCATGTTGTAAATCTCGCCGGCGTCCACTTCTATGAAATTTATATCTGCCACTGATCTCCCTCTCTTACTGTTTGATAGCGTCGACGCCGATGACAAAATGCCCGGCCTTGGCCAGCTCTGCCGTCATGCTGACGCTGCCGAGGGAGACGCGGGGCTCATAGGTCTCCACGAGCCACTCGGCATCCGCCTCCAGGAGCGGGGCGGCCTCCTCGCTCGGCCTGTCTGTCAGGGTTGCGTCGATCCCCTTGAGGCGCTCGAAAGGCACCTCGCCTCGAACAATGAGGAGGAGGTTCTCGACGCACTGTTCCGGGGAGCCGTTCCCTTTGGCTTTCATGATGTCTACCTCCTTTTACTTGCGGGCCGCTTTCTCGGCCGCTGAGGGCCCCACGCGGGCTGCTGAGACCACGGAGCGACTCGTACCTATCCCAGCAGGCCCCCGGGTACTCTGGAGGCTTAAAGGGCCGTTCTGCTCAAACTTGAGCGAGATCTTGGCCAGGAGCATCCGGCCCTGGTTGCTGAACGTCACGTCGCCCAGGCTGACCTCGACAAGCTGGATCCGGCTCGGGCCGAACCGGCGGCCGCCGAGATAAAAGGGCGCCGTCTGCCCGACGAGCCGCTGCCATGCCTCGAACTCCGCGCGGGGGTCGCCGCCGGCCGCGGTGCTCGCCTCATAATCAAAGCTGAGGCCCTGCGCCTCGTAGCCCTTGACGTTGGTGGGATTCCCCCCGTCCTTGTCCTCGTTGGTGTCTTTCTTGAGCTTGAGGGAGGTGGAAAGGCCGGCCAGGGCGGCCAGCCTCCAAGGGGAGACCTCCCAGCTCCTCCCGTGCCACTCAGCCATAACGGCCATGCCATCGCCTCCATTACTTCGGGTTCCAGGTGTCACCCGGGCCGCCCATGATCCCGCCGTGGCGGTGCCCGTTGTAGCTCGGCACCTGCTCGGTGATCATGTCCTCGACCGTGGCCTTGCCGGTGACGGTGACGTCGCCCGGGACGATCCCCGGCCACTCTCCATCCGTCCGGCCGATAAGAAAGCCGGTCAGATCCTCGAATACTGCGAACACGACCTCGGTGCCCGGGCTGAGTGCGCCCATTTGGCCCCGGAGCCACCAGGGAATGACCAGGGGCCTCGAGGGCTCTGTCGCCCTGGTGGACGGCAGCACGCGGGCCCTGGTGTTGTCTCCGTTGCGGTCTGCCGGCCCCTCTATGGTGGAGATCTTGCCTTTCTCAATCTGTGCCATTAGTAGCCCTCCAGCGGTTTCCTGAAAAAGATCTTGCTTTTCTTTGCGACATAGTCATGCCGGATCCGCATGATAAAGGCCGGCCCGTCCCAGGAGCCGGCCCCTCCGGTTTTGAGCGTGGCCACGCTGCCGGCGGCGTACTCCGGGAGGAGGGCCGTTTGCAGCGTGCCGGTTGTCATGTTGCGGTTTTCGTAGCGGAGGAGGCCCTTGGCGAACCTGTTGCCCTCCGCTTGGCTGGCGATGCGGATCTGGAGGACACGGTGCAGCAGCTTGGAGCCCCCGGAGGGAGCCGCAAAGCTGCCGGTGATGTCCCCGTTGACGACCTCGGCCTTGCCATAGGCGGCCGTCGCGTCGTCGTGATACTCAAAAACGCCGTCGGGCGGCACGTCGATGGATCCTGCCGGGGCTTTTGCCTCCAGGGCTGCCTCTCCATACATGACCAGCGTGCCGTCGAATACCAGAAAGGCGACGCCCTCGAGCGCGCATCGTTGCTCGAGGAACTCAAAGTCCGGGAGGTTATCCTGCCTCACATAGTCGTAAAGCTGATCGGTGACGTCGTACTGCTCAAAGCCCAGGCCGTGCCGGCTGGCGATCTCTTGCCCGATCTGGAGGAGCTTGACGTTTTCCCATGACTTGGTAAACGGATCCTTTGCGGTGGGTGGAATAGAAAAGGCCCGGAGCGTCATGAGGCCGTTTTCAGGAATCACAGACTCAATGAACATTTTGCCGCTGCGGGCGGCCCCCTCCACGACCTCGATGGTCTCCTCGTTGGCCGGGTTCCATCCGTCCCATAGGTGCCGTGTGTCATTGAAGCGGAGCAGCAGCTCGTCGCTCTGCGAGGCGGCGAACATATCGTGAAAACATTGGTTGACGCTGATGTCGTTGTAAATATCGACGCCGTTATAAAGGATCTGCGTCCGGCCTTGGCCCTTGCCACCCTCGTTCGCATACTCCGTGAACTTGAGCGAGATCCTGGCCGAGCGGATCCTGCCGAAATTGTCAAGCACGAGGTCGCCGATGCTGACCTCGTCGAGCTGAACGCTCCGGGGACCGAACCGGCGGCCGCCGAGGTAAAAGGGGCCGATCTGTCCGACCAGCCCCTCCCATGCCTCAAACTCGGCCCGTGGGGAGCCCCCGGCCGCGTCGCTGACGTCGTAGTCGAGAGAAAGCGGTTGAAGTTCAAAGCCCTCAACCTTGCGCCGGCCATCCTCGTCCGTTGACGCCTTGAGCTTGTAGGAGGTGGAGAGGCCCGCAATGGCTTTTATCATGTTCGGAGAGATCTCCCAGCGCATACCGCGCCACTGTGCCATAATGGCCATACTGCTCGCCCCCTACTTGCTGATGTTTTTAGGCCGTCTCCAGGGCGGCAGCGTGTCGGGAGACTCGACGCTCTCCAGGGTTGGGATCCTCAGCTTTTCACCGCCCTCAAAGATCAGGACGTCGGCATAGTCGGGATTCGCCTGGATAATATAGTGCGCCATTCGCTCCTCGGTGTAGAAACGAAAGGCCAGCGAGTCGAACGTGTCGCCGCCGGCCGCGGTGTGATCAAAATACCCCGTGATTTGCTGTGACATACTTGCCCGCCTCCCTCTTTCTGAGCCACGTCTCGAGCAGGTCAAAGAACTCCGGCTCGAGATCCTTGAGCTGCTGGATGATGTCGTCCTTGTCGGCGTTTCCGCCGACCGTCACCTGGGGCGCAAATGTGACGCCGCCCAGGTCATAGATCACGGTATTGGAGCCGCCCCCCTGGAGGACCCCATCGTCAAAATCGGACGCGCCGAGCATTTGCCCGGCCTGGGCCCAGTACCCGAGATTCTGCTGACGATATGCCGGGTTGAAGCTGATCACGGTCTCGGTGGGGTAGCGCGGATCCTCGCCGACAATGCCCGGCCCGCTTGTGAAGCCCCCGGCCGCGAACGGTTGGAGGGTGCTGACGAGGATCACGTTGGCGATCCCCTCGAAATAGTTGTCGGGTTCCATGCTGCGGGGCTCCACGCCGAGCATCCTGCCGGCGCGTTCCCAGTACCCGAGATTCTGCCGGCGATACGCCGGGTTAAAGCTGATGACCGCCTCGGTGGGATAGCGCGGATCCTCGCCCGCATAGCTCAGGCCGGACGTAAAACCGCCGGCGGCATAGCCCTCGGGGGCCACTCCGGCCTTGGCCTTGCCAGTGAACAGATCTACCACCCAGCCGAGCCCGCTGGCCACCCACTCGACCACCTTTGCTATCCACCCGACAACCGTAGAAAGCAGGCTGCCGATCAATTCAAGGACAGGCGCGCTTATTTCAAGCCCATGCGTAATCGCGGGGAGCAAAGCCTGCGCAAGACTGGACAGAGGCTCAAGCAACGGCGTAATCACGCTGTTGAGTATCTGTGCGAGAATATCAAGAAGCGGCGTAACAGCAGGCATCAGGCTGTTAATCATTTGCGCCAGCACAGGCAAAACCGCAGCTGCAATCTGCGTCAGTATTGGCAGGATCGTTGCAAGGATGCTGGCGAGAGGCGGAAGGACCGCCTGTACAATCTGCATAAACGGCGGCAAAAGCTGTTGGATGAGATCCAATAACGGCGGCAAAAGCGTGCTCATGAGCTGGGTAAGAACCGGCAGCAATTCCGCAGCCAGCTGCGCAATCATTGGGATAACGGCTTTGAGCGTGTCGCCCATCCCCACAAGAAACTCCTCGATAAACGGCATACAGGCGTTGAGGGTGTCGGTGATGACGGGGCTGATGGCCTCGAAGGTTTCGCTCAGGATAGGGGCCAGCGAGGTCAAAGTATTGGCGATCATGGAGGCCATAGGCAGCAGAGCCACTTCGGCCGACCGCTTGACCGCCTCGAAGGCGCTGCCGAGGTCGTTGTACTTGACATCGTTGATCTGCTGAAGGGCGGCAGCTCCGTCATAGGCTGCGGTCTCGATACTTCCGAGCACGGGCAGCACTCCCGCCTCCAGATCCTCAAATTGAGAGCCGAACAGAGCGACGCCGATCTGGTTCTTCTTCAGCGGATCGTCCAGATCATTCAGTGCGTTTACTGTCTCAAAAAATGCGGTTTGGGCTTTATCCCCACCCGCCGCAAACGAGGCGAACATATCATCCGCGTTAAATCCTAACGACTGAAACGCCTGGGCGCTGCTATCGCTTTCATCTTTTGCTCGGATATTAAATTCTTTGACGGCGTCGCCTACTTTGTCGATGGAGAACAGGCCCGCATCTGCGCCGGAAATCAGGCTGCCCATAAATTGATCGGCGGTCAAGCCGAGGGCGGCATATTGGCCAGAATACTCGTTCAGTGTGTCGAGCAAGTCGCCGTTTTTGTCTGCGCCATTTTGGGCTCCAATAGCGATCATCCCGTAGGCTTGATCAGCGTCGAGCCCAAAGTTTTTCATCAATGCTGAGGCTGCTCTTGTGCTTTCTCCTATCTCAAATTCAAAAGAATCAGATAGCAAAAAAGCCGATTGTGTGGCCGATTCGAGTTGGTCGCCAGCGAGATCGCTGATCTTTTCGACCGTTGCAAGGCCGTTTGAGACATCTGCAAGGCTTTCACCCATGCCGGACTTATACACATTTTTGACAATGTCGCCGAGCTCCTGGAGTTCCTCTCCAGTTGCGCCGGTGCTTGCAGAAAGATCATTGATTGCCGTGTTATACTCTTGGCCGAGATCGCTCAAATAGCTCCCGGCTGCTAATACGGCCTTGCCAGTGGCGACCGCTATGCCGCCCACGGCGCCGGCGACCGCCAAGGCCTTGAGGTTGATCCCCTCGAGCAACTTGGTGACGCCATCCATCATTTTGCCGAGTGAGGGGTCGATGGAGCCGGCCACGTCGACGACGGCCTGCAATATCTTGTTTTTAGCCAGCGGGATCACCTCCTCCCATGACGGATCCGAACTTTAGGCGGCCGCGGAACTGGCGGCCGTTTTTTCGCTGCCTCCCTGGCGTCCTCGACGGCCTCCCGGTAGTCGGCCAGGAAGTCGATCAGCCTTTCGCGCTCGAGGTCGGCGACGGAGGTGTGGAACTCTCGGGCATAGTTTCGGATCGCCCGCCGGAGCTGCTTTCCTGAGATACGACCGCCGACTTGAGCAGCATAAAATTTCGGCCGATATGCATCACCACAACAAGGTCGGAGCCCTTGATCCTTTCCAGGTCATTGAGGTCGAGCTGGGGATTGACGGCCAGAATGGCCATAAATCCGAGGTACAGGTGCATCCCATAGTCGACTTCGGCCATGGAGACGCCGCCGGCCCCGCCGGCCTTGACCTTTTTGGCGTCGGCCCGTGCGAACATCTGCGCCGTGATCTCCTCGGGATCATAGGGAAGCTCGGTGAGTTCCTTGGCGCCCTCCTGGGTGCCCACCTGAATCGGGTGGTTGAGTTTTAAGGTGTTCATGTAGCGCGCTCCTTTCAACAAAAGGACGCCGCCCCACAAATGAGGCGGCGCCGGGTTTTATAACATGCTCATGATGTTTTTCGCGTAGTCCACGCCGAGGATCCGCTGCGTGCCCTTGAGAGGATCGATCAGGAAATACTCCTCGCCGGCAACGTAGAGCTGATAACGGTTGACGGCCAGGGAGATCTCATTCTCTGAGGCCGTGCCGGGTTCCAGGCCGATCCCGGGGATGCCTTTCGGTACGCCGTGGACGAACGCCTTGCAGCCCTCCGGGGAGGATGTGCCGTCAGCCTTGACGACGTCCTGGGCCCATCGAAACTCAAACGTTTCATTTTTTAGGGCAATCATGCGGCCGAGGCCGAGGTCGACGCCGATCTTGGTGATGGTCATTTCCATTGCCTCGATCTGGCCGGGCACAGGCAACGTGACCGTGCCCATCGCCTTGTGGTCGTGCGTGACAAAGTTAACGGCGGGCAGGGTGACGGTAACGTCTTTCCCCACAAGCACGCCGTTTCTATAAACCGTGTCAGCCAGCACGGGGCCCTTGAGGTCGAGCCATAAAGCCATTTATGCCACCTCCTCGAAATACGCCGAGAATCCGGCGTCGGTATAGGCCACGTAGACGCTCGCACTCTTGAGGGGCGGCGTCGGGGTGACGGCGATGTCCCATCTGAAATCCCCATTCATGAGGTCGGTGGTGCTGTTCTCGCTCTGCAAAAACAGGATCCGGGGTTCACCGATCAGCGCGCCGACGGCCACATAGCCGTCGAGCTTTTCCTGCTCCCGGTTGACGATCCTGTCCCGGAGCTGGAGCGTCATGGGCTCATCGATCTTGGGGCTCCATTCGCGCTGAAAATCGTTCGTGATGTGCATGAGCATCCTCATGGACACGTCGAAAATAGCGCGCGGATCCACGTCGGCGCCGTAGGTGTAGGCGGCCGTATGGTCTCCCCACAATACCCAACGGCCGCCCCACGCGATCGCGGTGCAAATGCCGTTTTGTGTGAGCTCCTTGGCTTGCTCCTGATCAAAGCCGCGGCTCTTGTTGTCCGGCCCGAAATACTGGCGCACGACGGGGATCTCCTTGTTGCCGCACGTTTCCATCGGGATCGAATTGTGGGTGTAGTCCGTCCGCATGAACTCCACCATCGCCATCGTGCTCAGGTGGAACACGCGGCCGGTGTTGTCGATGGCCTGGGGCCAATAGACCTTGGTGCGCTCGTTGGTGTAGCCGTTAGCGCGCCTCCACGCCTTGGCCTTTTCGATCGTGTCGATCTTGATTTCGCCGTCGACGAGGGGGATGTCCCCGACACAAAAGCTATTCCAATGCCCGTTGATCTGCGTGCCGGCCTTGATCATGGCGTTGTAGACCGCGGGGATGTGGCTCCAGCCGGGCGCCGCGATCAGGTTGGCGACCTGGAACTGCTCTTGATAGAGCAGGGTGATCGCGCCGAGCCCGGAATAGTTTCCGGCCGCGGTGGCGCCGCCGATGATATCGCCCTCCGCAATCTTGCCAGGCTCCACCTCGTAGAATGTGGCGGAAAGGTTATCGGTGAGCGGTCTGTCGGGATCTGCGGAGCTGACGATCACGCTGCCCTTGACAAAGCTGTAATCAAGGGTGAAGTCGACGCCCTCGACCTTGTTGGCCAGGACGAATGTGTCGAGGATGATCGTGGAGCTTGAGAACTCTGTGCGGCCGTTGGTAAAGGTCAGGGTCTTGGTGGTGGCTGCGGCCTTGCGGTGGACGTCAGGGTCGAGGACGTTGATCGCGTAAATGGGGCCGATGTTGCCCTTGGTGTTATCAAAGTGGGCGGCAAATGCCTCGCAAAGCGTGAACGTCGACCAGTCGGCCGCGTAGCCCTGTTTTTTCTGTGCGTCGACGAAATTGGAGATCTTGGTCGGCACGTTGATGACGTCCTGCTCCGCATAGCCGCGCACAAGATTGACCGGCGCCACTCCCACATAGACGGGGACGGTGCCGGCCTGCACGGCGCTCTGTGCCACGGTCTCGCCGATGTGGCCAAAAGCGCCGTATAAATACTCGTTTGCCATGCTTTTCACCTCTCAAAAGTAAAGCGGCCGCGCGGGCCGCCTAGAGTAAATCACGGTATTGCTTGGGGTTCCGGGCGATCCCGTACTGCACGGAGAACGAGATCCAGGCGAACCAGTAGGGATAATAGTCGACGACCGCGTCCTGCTCCGTGAGCGGGCCGAACGCGATGCCCTCCTCCTTGGCAATGCGGAGCCCGCCTAAATACTCGGCGTTCTCCAGCTCCCGGAGGGCGACGTCCACAAAGCTCCAAGCATCCCGCCAGCCGTCGGCGTTGCGGGTAAAGCTACCCGCTCCGGCGCCGCTGTGTGGGAGCGAGCCGGCAGCCTTGGCCGGCTCGACATGGATGTCGACACCGGAGGCCGGCGGGAGGGTGTCGGGCCCGTGCTGCCCGGGGTTCCATGCGGAAAAGACGAGCCGCACGCGAAGCCGTCCCTTGCTCTCCAGGAGCGAGTCACTACCCTCCAAAAGCTGCACACACACGGACGGGATCGGCGCCACGCTCTGCGGGAGCCGATCCTTTCCGGGCACGAACAGGGAGAACGCCGCCGGCTTGACGAGCTTATAGGGGTAGGTCTCGGCGGCCGCGTTGTCGTCGGGGAGCTTGAGCTCCACCAGGGAGCAGACGTTGGCCTCGAGCCAGTCGCGGATCGTCTCGATACTCTGCACGATAGTCATGCCGGCACCTCCTTAGCTGCTGCGGCTCTGGCTGAGGGCAACGGTGGCGATCCCCATGTCCTCGCTCCAGTCGTCCACAATGTACTCCCGGCCGTCGACGTTGAGGCTGGCGCCTGCTGCGCGGCGCGGCGGGAGATCCTCGGGCTTGGCATAGAATAGCAGCGACGACTCGGCAATGCTCAGGGCGGCCCCTCCTTGGCGCTCCTTGAGGGCATCGTCGTCGATCATGATCGTCACGTCGCGTCCCTCGACGCGGTGGGTCTCCCCATATTCGCCGAGGTTCAAAAACACATCCCGATCCCGTTGCACCATGTCCTTGAAATCAAAAGCCATTACACCACAGGGGCGGCCGGGGTTACGACGGGAGGGGCCTCGTCGTCCCCGGTCTCCTCCTGGAGCGCCGCCTTGGCCGCGTCAATCGCGGCCACGACTTCGGCCTTGCTCCGCATTTTGGAGGCGTCCACATCATAGGCGGCGGCGATCTCCTTGAGCTCGTCGAGCTTCATGTCGGCGTTATATTCCGGCAGGCCGTCGTCGGCTCCTGTGGGCTCTCCCTGGACGCTGTTTGCGGGATCAGAATTGCCGGAATCCTCGGCACCAGTGGGGGCGGGAGGCGCTGCGGGAGCCTGAGGCTCCGCGTTGACATATACGGCCACGCCTTTCTCGACGAGGCGCTGCTCCAGCGTGGGCTCCAGCTCCAGGGGGCCGTCTTTGGAGGTCTTGGGCACGACGCTCGTGCCGTTCCAATAGCCGAAAGTGCCTTGCACAATCTGGATCATGACTTTTTACTCCTTTCTTTCGGGCATGCCGGTATTACTGCACCTTAGCGACGATCCACGGATTTTTATTGTTGGGGATCAGCAGCGGGCAGGAGGTGAGCGTCAGGCTGCGGGTGTTGTTGTTGGCGTCAGCCAGATATTTCGGCACCCGGCGGGCGGCATAGGTGTGAGTCTGCCCGTCTGCCTGCTCGACCTGGGTGACGGCGCCGTAAAGGGTGCGGCCGGCCGCGGGGGCGGTCATGACGACGTAGCCCGCGGGGATGTACTGCTTGACCGTGCCGTCGTCGTCCTCATAGGTGTCCTCATAGCTCAGGATGTCGATCATACGGCCCTTGAAATTCAGCCGGGCGATCTTGGTCACGCCGGCCGGCAGCGTCGCGGGATCCACGCCGCCGAGCTTATAATTGTTGTTGTCGAGCTTTTTGAGGATGTCGGGATCCGCGAGAATGGTGTCGGCCACGTCCGGGGCAACAAGGAGATCGGCGGCAGGCAGGCCGCGGGAGGTGAGCAGCCGCGCCATCGCGGCGCCGTCGGCCAGAATGTGCGCGCCCTCCTGATTCCAGGGCACGGCGGGAGTGTATACGGCGGGATTGCTGACCTCGGAATAGAAACGGATCTCCTTTTCCTCGGGCTTGCTGGCGTCGTCGGTGATGTGCTTCATAATGCAGCCGTTGGTCAGCAGCGTCTCGGCGGCCATTTGCTCCTCACGGCGGCTGATCATCTGGCTCATTTCGTCGGCGTCTCTCATGAGCAGGGCGCCCTCCCGCTGCTGCGGGGTGAGCTTGGCGAACAGGGCCTCACCAAAACCGCGCTTTTTGAGGTCGTCGATGGTAATCGGACGGCGGGGCGCGATATAGGGAGGGGTGAACCGCTCCATGTGGGAGCCGTTGCGGAGCATGGTGATGCCGCCCTTGCGGGGAGCCACAAACGGGGCGAGCTTTTTGTCGCCGTCGCGGTACTCGATCAGGACGTCGTCGGTGGTGAAGATGTCCGAGGCGTCATTCGTGGGGAAGTAACGATCCCGGAGAAAGGTGTGCAGTGGCTCGACTTGCTCGACTGCCGCGATCAGGGTGTGGGTGCTGTAAATATCAAACGGCATGATCTTCTCCTCCTCAGATTGCATCGTCGAGCAGGATCCCGCCCTTGCGGAGCTCCTCCTCGTCTGCCTTGGTCATGGTGTAGCCCTCTTTTACGATCAGGGTGTTCCGATTGAAATGCCCGGTACGGTAGGCGATCCCGTTCACGGCATCGCCCGCCGCGGTGCCGGTGTCGGTGTCGTCCGCGAGGATGCAGTTGGCGGCCAGGGTCTCGTCGGCCACGGCCTCGGTGCCGAGGAGCACCATGTCGCCCTTGCCGGCGGTGCCGGAGCTCAGGGCGAGCGCGGTGCCGCGCGTGAGGTTCCCCTGGCCGGCCCGAAGGGACACGGCGAACACGTCGCCGGTGGGAAAACACTGGTTGATCAGGCCGTCATAGCCCACGGCGCCCAGGTTTTCATCAAGTCGCTTGCTCATTTGTTGTTACCTCCCTTGATCATGTTGTAGGCGTCGACGACCGCCTTGACCTGATGCGCCTCGTCTTCGGGCTCATTGCCCGCGCCTCCGTTAGGAACTGCGCCCACTCCGTCAGCTCCAGACGCGTTGAAATCCTTGGCGGCGTTCTGGAGGTGCTTGGCGCCGAGCTTGGCCTGCTGCTGCATGGCCTTGAGCGCCAGCTCCGGCGCAGTACATGGGGCGTCCCCGTACTTGGCATCCTCGACGAGCTGCGGATCTCCGACTCCGGAGGCGATCTCCTCGATAGCCTTGATGCGGGCCCTCTCCGCGGTCGTGGCCTCAGTCCGGGCGGCGGCCTGCGCTGCGCTCTCGATCTGAGCCACGAGCTCCGGGTGCGCTGCCCTCAATTCTTCCAATGTCATGACCTGTTTTCCTCCTTGCTTCGTTTTTTCTATCCCGGCCGTAGGGCGAGCGGCCGCCGCTGCGGGCAGAATATTGTCTTTTACGGGGATCCCCCCGGGAATATTGCGGAGCCCCTTGGCGTTGAAGCGGAGCCCGCCCACCACGAGCGTCGAACGGTCGGCGCTCATGGCCATTTGAGGCCCGTCTCCCTCGAGTAGCTCCGTGGCGAATCCCTTGTCAACGGCCTCCTGGCCGATCATCCATGTTGTTTTTGCCATCATGGAGCGGACGGCGTCGACCTCCAGGCCGGTCTTTCCGGCGTAAACCTCAGCGGCCGACCTGCTGGCGGCGTCGAGCATCTTGAGGACGCCCTTGAGCTGCTGCTGGTCATAGCTGTCCGCGAGGAAAGCCGATGGCTCATGGATCATAACGGTGCCGCCGACGGGAATCTGAATTACGTCCCCGGCCATAGCGATCACGCTGGCCGCGCTGGCCGCGATCCCGTCAATAACAACGGTCTTTTGCCCCGGCAGGGCCTTGAGCTGGTTATAAATGGCCATGCCGGTATAAAGATCCCCGCCGATCGAGTTAATCCTGATTGTGACGCGGCTCTTGCCCTTGACCTGAGCCAGATCCTCAAGGAATCCCTCCGGGCTGATGAACAGGCCGGGCTCAGGCTCTCCCGTCCACCAGTCGACCGGGCGGCGGTCGACGATCTCGCCGTACATGGTGATCTCGGCTTCGTCCTCTCCCACGTCGGCCATGCTCCAGAACTTCGGCGCGGTGCCGGCGGCTGCTGCGGGCGCCGGGCCTGCCAGCACGCGCGGAGTATTACTTTTTCGCATTTTCTTCGCCCTCTTTCAAAATCTCTAATAGCGCGGCCTTGACGACCGCGGTCTTGACAGTATCGACGACCGACGGCTGGCTGCCGCCGGAGGAGTCCGGCGCCTTTGCCTGGGCAAGCTGCTCATTTTCCCGCCGGAGCTGCTCGACGTTTGCGCCCCACTGGCCGCCGTTGAGGCGGATGGTGGATTGCTCATGCGTGGAATAGCCGGCATCGTTGGCCAGGATCTCGGCCGTAATCTCTTTGACCGGGTCGAGCTGGCCCTGGGAGGGCCCGATCCACTCGGCGCCGAGATATGCAGCCCGGATCTCCGGGGCAGTAAAAAAGCCCGGGGCGCTGATACGTCCACGGGCAACGGCCTCGGAGAGCCACACCTCATAGGTGGGGCGGCAGAAATCAGCCACGAACCACTCGCGGCGCATACGAAAGGCTTTCCACGCCTCCAGCAGCGCGGCCCGGCTGGCGCTGTATGAGCTGTTAAAGCTCTTGAGCAGCAGGTCGGCCGGAATCTCCAGCGCGGCGCCCATCTGCTCGCACATGGCACGGACGAACGTGGAAAAGCCACTCGTCGGCCGTTTGGGATCCGCGAACTTGACATCCTCGCCCTGCTTCATGACGTTAATCTGGCCCGGGCCCATTTCATACTCGTCGGGGTTCCCGGAGACCTCTCCGAGCGAGGTGCGGGTCTCGTTGAATGGGTTCTCGTCGGCCTTGTTGGCCCCGGTGATCACGAACGCTGTGAAAAAGCTCTCGACCACGGCCGCGGCGAGCTCGCTGTCGGTGTAGCGCCGGAGCTGGAGCAGCGGCTCAATGATCTGCGCGAGGTAGCTGACGCCGCGATATTGATCCGGCCGCTCCGAGTCCATGATCTGCACAATGTTCGGCAGGCCGGTCTCCTCCCCATATGCGAGGACGCGCTGCCACTCGGTTCTCGCTGCGCCGAGCTGGTGGGGGTAGGTGTTGCGGATATAGTAGGCCACGATCATGCCGCTGCCGTCGACCTCGACGCCGTCAAAGATGTCGTTGCCGTTCGCGGCCTTGCCGTCAGTGAGCCATAGGCGCCGCGGGCTCGCGTCGTAGGGTGTACTAATTCGGTCAGCCTCAACGATGTGGATTCGCAAGCTATACGGGTTGAGCTGCGTGGGCTCCCGCTGCTTATAGACGGCAAAGACGTCGCCGCTCAGGAGCCACGAGGAGAGGGCGAGCTGCTGGAGCGCATAGAAGTCGTTGACGCCGGTGGCGTCACATGCCCGCTTGTTTTCGGCCCACAAAGCGAACTCGCGCTCGGTCTTTTTCTGCCACGCCTCCGCGGCCTCGGGGCTCATGCCCAGGACATCCCGGTCGATCTGGCTCTTGAGCCGGAGGCCGATGCCGACGACGTTGGTGCGGTTGGTCTTGACGGCGCTGCCGGCGAGCGGCGAGGACATGGCCAGCATCCGTGCCCGCTGCCTGAGCGTGGCGTTGTTATAGTCAATATCCTCCCGGGGGCTGCCGCTCTGTGCGTTAAAGCCCTTTGTCGCCCGTTTGTGCCAGCTCGCTCCGGCGTCCCCGTAACCCTTATTTTGTGGGCGCATACTGTCCGGGAGGTACAAGCCGAGCCTCTTGTCTAAATAGGGAATGACGATCACCTCCTTGCTGAAAATGGAGGGCCCCCGGGTGAGAAAAGGAGTAAACTCACCCAGGGGCTCTGTATGTTAAAAGCCCGTAGGATCCCGGGCGTTTAACTTTTTACCAGTCGCGGGGAACGACACCTAGCGCGCGACGCGGGCATTGGCCAGAGAGGGAGCCCTCAAGAGTCTGGATTTCTTCTTCGAGGGTTTGGATGGCATCCCGAACTTCTTTCAAATCTGTCGAATATCTCGCCAGATTGCGAGAGCCGATGCCGTAGCTCTGCACGCCTCCGGCAAGCATTTCCTCCTCGCGCTTATAGTAAAGCTCCAGCCGGCGGCGTTTCGTTTCTATTTCTTTCACAATGCTTTCTTTGTTCTGCATGATAGCCTCCATTTACCAGTCATCGAAAAAATCGGACTTGCGGGATCTCCTGGCCTGGGGTTGCTGCTGCGCGGCCGGCTGGGACTGCCGGAGCTCCGGCAGTCCCTTGAGACGGCGCTCCACGGCCTGAAGGTCGGGATCCAGCATCTTAAAACCTGCGTTCGCGTAGTTGCGGAGGTCGAGCGGCTCGTTTCGCTCGTGGCCGGGGAGCTTTTGCCATTCCCAGCGGTCTCCGCGCCTGGTCTCCACTCTGGTCAGCTTTTCAGAGAGGAGGCCGGTGAAGTAGGCGCGATCATAGCCTCGGCCGAACTGATCCTCGACTGGGAAATGAGCATAGCCCGCGCCCTTTTCCTGTACCTTGAGGGAGCTCATGATCGCGGCCTTGCCAGCGTCGACGCCTAGGCTATAGAGCCAGCAGGTGCCGATCACCTGCTTATTGACGACGATCTTGGTCTTTTTGGCCGGGGAAACATATGGTATTCCGTTGGCGCTCTTGCCCTTGATGGCAAAAACTTTTTTATTCTGACGGGCCCGGCAGGCTTTATATACGTCCTGCGTGTGATTACCGCCGGAGTCAACGAACGTGACCGAGATCTGGAGGCCAGCGCCGTTCTTGAAGCGGTAGACATGATCCACGACGTCGTCGAGGCGCTGCCACACCTCGGGGGTGTCCGGTACTCCGTTGATGACGCCTTTCTTGATGCCCCAAGTTTCGCCATAGTGGCCATGCCCGACGACCTCATACTCGAGGCGGTCTCCCTGGGTATCGACGCCGCACGTCAGCACCAGCACGCCCTCGGGCAGCTCGGCGCCGTACTCCTTGCGCCGGCCGAGCATGGTTTCTTCGTCGGCCAGCTCGCCGCGATCCTCCCATAGCTGCCCGAGCAGGGTATTGAAAACGACTTGCAGCTTTTCGGGATTCTTGCCAGCGGCCAGGAACTTATAAGCGATTTTCGACCAGGGTGTCCACGGGCTGACGAACGCATTGAGCCAAAACGAGCGGATCCCTTTCTCCAGGTAGGCGTCAGGGTTCTCGGCAATCCAGCGCGCCGGCTGCCGGCGCATGGTGGCCTCGCTGGAGAGGCAGCCGCACGAGGGGCAGGCCCATCCGAGGATCCTGACCTTGAAATCGCGCTTGCCGTGGACGGTGACGGCCTCATGCTCGAACTTGACTTGATCGAACTCAATCGAGTGCCATGCGCCGCACTCGGGGCACTGGTGGCTCCAGCGTTCCCGGGTGCCCTCGTCGAACGCCGTCTCGATGTTGCTGTGTCCTTTGACGGTGGGGCTCGAGATCTCGATCGCTTTCGCATTATAAAACGTAGCTTGCCGGGCCTCAGCCAGCGCCCATGGATCGCCCTCGGTGCCGGCGCTGACCGCCCATCGGTCGCGCTCGTCGCCGATCACATAGCGGCAAGGGGTGGAGGCAAGGGCCGAGGCGCTGTTCGAGCCGGTAATGGTGAGCATCCCGCCGGGGAAAGACTTTTGCAAAATCGTGTTGCCGCTGTCCTTGGCTTTGACGTCCGAGACCTTGGCCTTGAGCGTCTTGCTGTCGCGGATCATAGGGGCGATACGGATCCGCGAAAACTTCCTGGCATCCTCAAGGGTCGGGTGGATATAGAGGACGCTGCCCGGATCCTGGTCGATGATATAGCCGATTGTGTTGAGCTCGAGCTCAGACTTGCCCACCTGAGAGGCCGCCACCATGACGACCTTGTGGATCTTCGGGTCGGTGATGGCATCCATAGGTTCCACGAGGTAGGGGGTGCGCGCGTTCCTCCAGGGCCCCGGCTCGGCCGACGTCTCCGGCGAGAGGTAGCGGTGCCGCTCGGCCCATTGGGAGACGGTCAGGTTTTCCGGGGGCTGGAAGTTTTTCAGCGCCGGCGCGATGGCCGCGTTGAGGCGCTCGGTGGCCCGCTTATTCGTCCGGGCCATCTTCCTCCACGCCCTGCCAGCCCTCCCGCTCCCGGGCCCGCCGTTTGTACTCGGCCGGATCATAGCGATAATTTGCGAGCTGCTGCAAAATGCTGTTGACCTCCAGCCGGATCCTCTCCGAGATCTCCGGGGGGCTGTCGAGCCCGGCCAGATCCACGGCCAGCCGGCCGGGCAGCGCCACCAGCATCCCGCGAATGGTAAACACGAGATCGGTGGTCATGTCCTCCACGTCCTCCGAGCGGTGCATCTTGCCCTCGAGCTCCTGGAGCTGAAGCTCGGCGAGCCGGGCCTTGGACTCCTTGATCCTGATCTCGGCTCCGAGCTTTTGGTTGTCGAGCTCGCTGTTGTGCCTGCTCTCGCGGCCCTGCACCTTTTCGGAGAGGTGCCGGATGTACTGCTTGACGACGACGGGGAGGTCGTACTTGTTGACGCCCTTTTCCTTGGTGGCCGTAATGATGCCATCCTTGACGAGCTGCTGCACTCGCCGGGTGGTCACTCCGAACAGGTTGGCGACGATGTCGCTCCCGACCAGATTGGAACCATTCGCTGCCGGCATGGATCTCCCTCCTTTCCGAAAGAGTGGGGAAACGAAACGCCCCGGAAAATTTTTCTGGTGTCTGCGCGTTTTTTGGGCTCGAAAGCGCCGCAGGCATTTCAGGCTCCAGAAAGAACCTATGCGCGGCAACTTCCGGCCAACGGATGGCTCTGGCGGCCTCTGTGCGGCCCGTGGAGGCCCCTCTGGCCGTTTGGCCGTCTCTCTTTACTCCTCGCGCCTTGTGGACACTGCGGCCCGTTTGCGGCGGGCCTGGAGCGGGCAGGGGACCCGCTACTTGATGTTGATGCCGAGCTGCCGGCTCATATGGTGGTTGAACCTCTCCTCAAGTCCCTCGTTGAGCTTGCCCTGGATGGTTTCCTCGACTTGTACATTTTTCAGCATCTGCGGGACACTCAGTGTTTTAATCGCTTTTATAGGAGTCCTGCCTGATCCTATGCGCTGGAATGGGATCTCGCCGGTGCCCTTGCTGCTGGCAAGGAACACGTCGGCCCCGAGCCCCTTGCGCTGGCCCTTGATCTCGGCCGTCACGGTGTAGGGCTTGGCGCGCTTCACGGTACGGCCGCGTTCGTCCTTGGTGGAGCGCCACGGCCTCTGCTTGGGCTTCATGTCGAAATGGGTGGGCGTCAGCCGGCGGCCCATGTAGGTGATGGCGATGCTGTCTATGGTCTCCCCCGAGACGCGGACGCTTGCCGCTTTCTTCTGCGGCCTCCTGGCCGAGCTGCTCGCCGGCGTGACCTCCGACTTATTAATGTTATAGACGCCAGTGACCGCCGTGGAGATCCAGCCCGGGGCCCTGGCCTTGATGTCCTTGACCGTAGCCTTGATAGCCTTGGCTGTTCTCTCGTCGATTGCCCGGAGATCCCCGAGCAGCTTTCTATAGCTGCGGATCTGCATCTTGATGGTCTCACTGGGCATGGCCCTCACTCCTCTCCGCAATGAGAAAGCCGCCCGGGATCGTCTCCCTGGCGGCCGTTCTATTTTGCTGAGTGTAATGCTATCACCCGGATCCCATGACATTCAATGACATTTGGTGACATTCACTCCGGTTTACTACCATTTACTCCGGTTTACTACCATATTTTCGAGCACAAAAAAGCCCGCAAACGCCGGCGCGGTGCGGGTTTGCGGGCTCTCTGGTGTGATTTTCAAATTTGCGGATTTTCCTGCAATATTTTTTCGAGGGACATGAGCGCGGCCCCGTGGATGCGTTGGGCCCTCCTGGTGTAGCTCTCCAGCTTGTCGTCGTAGTCCGGCCGCCTCCCGAACAGAACGTCGGTGATGTCCGTCCAGGTGCAGCGGTCGAAATACCTGAGCCGGAGCACCATGCGCTCCTGTGCCTTCCTGAGCTGCTTGACGGCCCTCTCCAGTTGCCAATATTCGCGGTCGGCCTCTGCACGGATCTCCTTGAGGTCTGCCATTATGACCTCCTTGCGGGCAATCGCCGCGCCGATCTGATCCGTGCCGTGGCCCGCCCTGGGCATCCCGTCCATATTCAGCGAGCGTGGCGCGGTCATGGACGACTCCAGACGCATGAGCCTCTCGCTCTGGTTGTCTATCTCCTCGAGGAGCTCCGTGTATCTCTGGAGCCGCTGCTTGACTGGTTCGGGCATATCTCAGCGGGGCATCACTCCCGTCCACCTCCCTCGGCGTCGGCGGCCTCCTGCGCCGCCCGTTCGAATATCCCCTCGAACTTGGAGCGGGCGAGCTCCTGGCCGCCGCGGATGCAGCGAATGAGCTTTTTGCCGGCCTCCCGGATGTACCTCGCCACGGTGGCGTCGGCCTGCGCCGGCTCAATCTCCACAATGACTACGGCCGCACGCTTGGAAGTCCTTGACAATATTCCTTTCATGGTCTCCTCGCTCGCTTGGGTGGCCTTGGCCCCGAGGAGCCACACGTCGCCGGCCTGGGTGACAGGGGCCCCGGCGTCCTCCTCTGCGGGCTCCTCCTGGGGCTCCTCGTCGTGTATGGCCTCCGAGAGCGCCGTGACGATCTGCTGGTATTGCTCCTCTGTGTAGCCGGAGAGGAGGAACGGGATCTCGCCGGTGTCTATCTCTGCAAATGCGTCGGCGAGCTTGCGATTGTCGATGTCACTGAGCTCCGCGATCCTGTTGTCGGCCACGAGGTCGGCCATTTCCTCGGCCTCGCTGCCGTACTCCTGGAAATCGACCGGCACCTCCTCCAGATCGTCCAGCAGGGCGGCCTCGAGGCGCCCATGCCCGCGCACGATCAGTCCGGAGCGTGTGCTCACGGTGATCGGCGCCCGCCATCCCTGCGTCCTGATCACATAGGCCAGAAGCTTGATCTGCTCCGGCGGGTGGTGGTTTGGGTTCTTGGGGTTCGGCCGGAGCTCTCCGATCGGCATGACCTTGTCATGGGCACAAAACACGGGAACGCCGGAGGCCCATGCCCTCGGCGTCGCCGTTGTTATGTATTCCTGCACCGGCTCGGCCGGCTGCTGCTCTCTCATCGTTTGCGCTCCCTCCGTTTGAGCTCTTTACGTACTTGCCCGGTGAGAGCGACCACCAGGACAATGACCAAAATGGTCATTACCAGGGCCGCCGGGCCCCACAAGGGCGCTAGCACCCACCACCAGCTCCAGGAAATGACGTTGTATAGCTTGAGGACGATAAACACGATGGCTAGGAGCCCGAAAAAGCCGATCCCGCCGGCCGCGCTGCTGTGCCCTCCGTTGCTGCTGTTGTCACTCATGATCCTGCTCCTTTTCGTTGCCAAGGTACTGCTCGGCGAGCTCCTCATATTTTGCATGTATGGCCTCGAACGCCTCCTCGAACTTGGGGCCGTGATCGTCCTCCTGGTTCCCGGTGGCGACGTGCGCCAGCTCATGGGCGAATATCTCCGGCATATCCACGATGCGGAGCTGTCCGGAAATCTCCACCAGGGGCCGCTCGCCCGGCTCCTTGGGAATGGTGGTGCAGCCGCACACCTGGGAGCCCTCCTTGTCGACAATATCGGGGACGAGCTGCGCGTCGTACTCCTTACCCGGGTAGAGCTCGGCAAAAGCGAGCGCAAGGAGACCGCAAGGACTATTCAGGAATGGATCCTTAAATCTTCTCACTGTTCCCCCTCCTCGCCGTCTCCCTCGAGGTCGATCGCGCTCTTAGGCGCCGGCAGCGCCGGACGGGTTTGGCCATCGAGCTTGGGCGTGTTGTCGTCGGCGTTGTGGAAATCCACGTCGACCACGACATAACTTCCATCGACCTTGGTGGTGATGCCCTTGTCCTCGTTCTGATCAAAGAGGGAGGTCTGCCCATGTGTGAGCTCCCGGAGCTTATAGCAGCCGGCCTCTCGGTCATATACGAGCTCATAGTCGCCCTCGAGCTTGCCGCTGCGGCTGTCCTTGACCTGCATGACGGAACTGATCTTATGCTCAAATTTTGGCTTGATAATTTCCCTCATGGCCTCATAGTTGACGACCTCCTCGTCGGTGGTCTCTGCCTCGGCGAGCGTGATCTTGAGCTTGAGGGTGATCTCCGCGAGATCCGCCTTTTTATCCTCCATATTGGTGATCGTATCATTGAGGACGCTGTCAAAATCCATTTTCATGGCGGCGAACGTGTCGTCGCTCATGGAAAGCAAAAGCTCTTTTTTCATGTCCTGCCTCCTGTAAAAATGATATTTGAGTGTTCTGCGCCGGCTCCGCTGGCGGCATATTCTCGGGTGCCAATCGTAAAGCCAGGAGGCCGCCCTTGGTTTCTCCGGCGACTTGAAAACCGGCTTTTTGATACGTCCAGCCCCACACGGGGCTCCCATGCACCATCATCGGCCTGACCTTGCGCCGGTCGATAAACGTGACCATGCCGGGCTCCGGCGGGATTCCAAAATGGGCCCGTGTTGCTGCGACGGCCTGCACTATGAGCTCGGAGGCTCTGCCGGCTCCCTCGTTTCTGAATGCGGAGCAGATCCACGCTCCCGGCCATGCGTGTCTCACAAATTGGGGGAAAGGGAACGACGTCACCCACAAGGCCCGGCCGGAATCTGTGGAGGCGTACAAAACAAGGCAACGGCCGGGAGGCACAAATTGAACGGCCCCGACGCTTTGCCGATTATAGTGACGGTCAGCGATCTCTCTGGCCTTTGGATCCGCCCGGTTCGACATTTCCCACACCATGATGGCCTCCTTGTGGTCGCCAGTTCCAGATCCTTTGACCACCACGGGCGAGGATCGGCTCCTCCAGCGCCCGCATGTTTTTGAACTCCCAGGCATAGCGGCCTATGGTATAATCGCCAAGCCGTTCCTCTCCCTCGCACAGAGAGGAGAGGAACACGTCGTCGATCGGGTGGCACGCTACCAGATCGGCCGTGCCGATGATGCTGCCCGTGGGCAGTTCCTCCAGCAAACGGCCTCCCAAGTGTCGCATGATATGCTCGAGCACCAGCGGCGGGATAATCTTCTTGGTAAGGCTAGGCACCCGTTTTGCGGCATGGATGGCGATCGGGCCGCGGTAGCTGGTGGCCCAGCTCCGGGTCTCGTACTTCTTGGGACCATCCACCAGCAGGGACGCCCAGGGCTGCCAGATTGTGAGCGCCTTGATGCCGAGATCAAGCGGGATGACCTCGAGAGTAGCAAAACCGCCGCCCAGTTGTATCTCTCTCATTCTGCCGACCTCCGGGCCCACACGGCGACATTTTTGCCAGTGCGCTTGCACATGCGTTTCCCGACGGTCATAACAAGTCCGGCCTCCTTGAGCTCCGTGAGGCGCGGGGCGACAAAATTGCGATCGTAATACTTGATGTACCCCTTGGCCAGCAGCTCCCAGGTGAGCTCGCTGGCCGTCATTTGGCGATCCCCGAGGAGCTCGAGGATCAGCGCGCGGCGGTTGGCCCGCTTGGCCGTGATAGCCTCATAGGACTCGCGCCGGATCTCCCTGGTGTAATCACTCATGATGGGCACCTCCCTCAATGGCGGCCCTCCAGGCGATGGCATTCTTGCCCGTCACCTTGCAGGGGCGTTTCCCAATATTCTCCACGAGCCTGTCGGCGAGGAGCTTGGTGAGGCAAGGGCTCACGGTTCCGCGGTCGATGTCGTAGCCGGTGGCCTGGAGCCGCTCGGTGATCTCGTTGGCCGTCATATCCTGGCCACGGATTAGGCCCAGGACGAGTTCCTTGTTGCCCCCCTTGGGCCGCTCCTTGACCGGCGCCTCCGGTTGCTGCGCGGTGCCCCGGTAGACGGCGAGCAGGGAGCCCGTTGCCGGGCGCCCTCCCTTGTTGCCGTCCTCGTCGACAAGAATGAGCCGCCCTTTGAGGAAACGGAGCTCAGACTTGCCGAGGATGTAGTCGTGGAAATAGGAGGTCTCGGTCTTAGCCGCCGTCAGCAGCACGACCGCCGTGCCGGGCTGCTGGCTCTCCTCGTAGCATTTCCGCGCCCAAGTCTCCACATCGTCGGCTGGCGGGTGGCAGAACACGGTCTCCCCGGCCCAGGAGGCGCTCAGGCCGTCGGTCTCGGGGGCGTAATATTTGGCGCACTTGGCCGACTTCTCCGTGGCTGCTGCGTCGAGGGTAAAATGGAACTCGCGGTCGAGCTCCTCGAAAAAGGCTTGCGGCGTACAATCCGCGGCCGCTACTGCTTTAGCCATCGTTCTGCTCCTTTCCTTGGCCTCGATATATGACCAGCATAGAGGGGAATGGAGCTGCATCCTGCGTCAAGCCCTCCTCGTCAGTAAATTTTAATCGACCTTTTAGAAAACGGATCTCCGCTTTTCCGAGTATGTATTTGTGAAAATATTCTGTGTCTGTTCTTGACGGAATCAGTAGTACCACGGTGGTGCCGGACTGTTGTCCCTCCTCAAAGCCTTTTTTAATCCAGGCTTTAATCTCCCGTCCATAGGGCGGGTTGCAGAACACGGTCTCGCCGGCCCAGGAGGCGCTCAGGCCGTCGGTCTCGGGGGTGTAATACTTGGCACACTTGGCCGACTTCTCCGTGGCTGCTGCGTCGAGTGTGAAATGGAACTCGACGTCCAGCGCATCGAAAAAGTCCCGGGGAGTACACCGGTCGAGCCGTTTGCTACTTAATAATGCTTTATTCATCACGAACTTGCTCCTCTCCAAATGAGCCATGTCGGAGCGGCGGCACGAGCCCCTCCAGGAACTTGATGATCCCGCCCGGGGCGCTGACGCGGTACTCCTCCAACTCCTCGGGCTTGACGTACAAGCGTCCGAACCGCTCCCGCATATCTCGCCACACTGGCCACGGGATCCGAAAGAACTGCCGGAGCGAGAATGAGACCAGGACGAACGCACGGGCCCCGATCGCGTGGTAGCTCTCCAGCTCGTCGAGCTGCTCCTGGGTGAGCCGGCTGCGCTCAATGCGGTCGGCATCGGTGTGCTTGGCCTCCATGACGAACGCCCGTCCCCCGTATATGGCGCCCTTGAAATCGGGTTGCGCCTGCTTGGTATAGCACGCAAGGAACTGGCCCGATCCGTTCGGAGCCCGGAGGGGACGCATGGGCTCTGGCGTCTTTTCAATCTTGGCGAGGTGCGACTCCTCATAGAATCGGCACGCCCCCGCGATCATGTTCTCGAAATGCTCCCCGGCGACCTTGGCCTGCCGGCCTTGGAGCTGCCTGCGCGGATCTCTCATTGCCTGTACCTCCCGGCTGTTAAGTCCTCGCCCGGGTGCTCCTGGAGCAGCTCGGCCAGCTTCATGACGAGCGAGCCGGGGAGAACAACGTCGAGCGGTTCCCGGTCAGGGCCTCCCTTGAGGCAGGAACGACGCCTGGGGATGTGGATCGTTACGTTTCGGAGCCGGCGCCGCTTTTCGGTGTCCTCATGGGCCTGTCTGTAAACCGCCTCAGCATCGAGGACGGGGATCCCGAGCTCTCTGGCCAGTGCGATCTCCTCAGCCATGCCGGCGCTCATGCGCTCGAGGTTGTACGCCCACACCTCATCGCACATTCTGAGGAGCTCCCGGCCGAACTCCATGCCGAGGGCCCGCTCCTGCGGGACGCTGTCGTCCAGAAAACGGGTGAAATAGGCGTGCGGGGCGATAGGCAGGACGCCCAGCTCGGCAGCCTCCCGGCAATGATCCAGGGCCCGCATGATGTTCCGCTCAATATCCCCCCGGAGGGGGCTGCAAATATAAATTTTTTTCATTGTGGTTACTCCTTTTCAAACATCGAGAACTGCGACTGTTCAGCCTCCAGCCAATGTTATTCCTCCGCTATTTTCGGGGTATTTGCGGCAAATACCGTGCGCGTTCGTTTGTCCCTGTTTGGCTGCCTAATTTTCATGCTTGACGGCTTCTTCCCTCGTGATATAGTGGTGAATTCCAGGGGCGCATTCACGCCAGCGGTTTGTATCAAAATTGGGAATCTCAATTGTTTGTCCGACAATGTATTCAATTTTCGGGCTGTAGGCGTAGTCGCTCAACACCCGATCCCCAGCGGGGCGCCCCGCCAGATCTGTAATGCTGATCACCTTCGCCTTGCTGGCCCTGCATTTGCGACTTGTAGCCGACGAGCGA